TTTTTTCAGTAAATAACATTATGGCAAAATCATTAGACGGCAATTTAATTAAAAAAGCACACGCTCCGCAGCGATACACTCTTGAAGAAGTTAAACACTTAGAAGCATGTATGGATCCAGTAGACGGGCCTTTATATTTTTGTAAGAATTTCTTAAAAATTCAGCATCCTGTTCGCGGTAGTATTGCATTTGAACCATATGAATATCAAGAAAGATTAATTAGATCCTATCACAATTATAAACAATCTATCGGTATGCTTCCTCGACAGATGGGCAAAACTACCTGTGCGACTGGTTACTTACTATGGTACACTATGTTTATCCCAGAAGCACAAGTGTTGATTGCTGCACATAAGTATGAAGGCGCTCAGGATATTATGAATCGTTACCGCTTTGGTTACGAGAATTTACCGGATTTTATTCGAGCAGGCGTGTACTCGTACAATAGAAACACAATCGAATACGATAATGGCGCACGTATACAAGCAACTACAACAACTGAAAACACTGGTCGCGGTAAATCTCTATCGTTGATCTATTGCGACGAGTTTGCGTTTGTGCAACCTCCAGAAAAAGCCAAAGAATTTTGGACTGCGTTATCTCCTACATTGTCTACAGGTGGTAAATGTATTATTACATCAACTCCAAACAGTGACGAAGATCAATTTGCCCTAATTTGGACCGAAGCAAACAAAAAGTTCGACGATCATGGAAACGAGCAAGAATTGGGTTCAAATGGATTTCATAGCTTCTTTGCACACTGGAGCGAACATCCAGATCGTGACGAAAAGTGGGCCGAAGTTGAACGCAGTAAAATTGGTGCTGAACGGTTCCGCAGAGAGTTTGATTGCGAATTTCTGATCTTTGATGAGACGTTAGTTAATGCAGTTAAGTTGGCTGAAATGAGTGGAGTCGATCCCGTAATGACCATGGGACAAACACGTTGGTATAAAGATATTGATCCAAAGGCAACTTATCTAGTAGCATTAGATCCTAGCTTAGGTACAGGTGGAGATTATGCTGCAATACAGGTTTACGAAATGCCTAGCATGGTACAGGTAGCAGAATGGCGACACAATTTAACTCCCATTCAAGCACAAATTCGCCACCTACGAGAGATTAACAAGTATATCACTGAGAGAGGAATGGAACTAGGCGGCACTCCTCAAATTTACTACAGTGTTGAAAACAACACGTTGGGTGAAGCGGCATTAGTTGTTATAAGTGATATAGGAGAAGACCAAATACATGGGTTATTCCTTAGCGAACCTATACGAAAAGGTCATGTTCGTAAGTTTAGAAAAGGATTTAATACTACGCATCGCACTAAGATTACTGCCTGCAGTAGATTAAAAAATTTAGTCGAGTCTAATAAAATGACTATCAAATCTAAACCGTTAATATCCGAGCTCAAAACATTTGTAGCAACAGGTATTGGTTTTAATGCCAAAACAGGTGAGCATGATGACCTAGTTTCGTCGACACTGTTGGCCATAAGAATGGCTGCGGTATTAGCTGATTGGGATCCTAAGATTTACGAAAAGATGGCCGAGAAAATAACTGAAGATCAAATGCCCATGCCTATCTTTATTAGTACAGGTTTTTGATAAATATATGATGAACGCAACTAACAATATCGCAGTTGATCTATTTTACAAAGTACGTAGTAGATTCTCTGGCCTTAAATTAGGAACCTCGGAAGGTGCTATCACTATCAATCCCGAAGAAGCCAGATTCTTTGATTTTGATTATAAAGACGGTGAAAAAATCGTCGGACATGTTAGTATTAGCCTTGCTGAAGAAAATTCTATGAAGGTTTATTTTTCTACCGGCATTACAGAATCCATGGATACTGATCAAAAAAGAGGCTGGTACAAATTTTTAAAAGAATTGCGAGGATTCGCAAAAAGAAGATTAATGTCTTTCGATACTAGAGACATTGCCAAGGATAACTTAGATAAAAGAGATTTTGCATTTTTAAGTCAAAATTCTCAACCTAAGAATTCTCAAAAAAATATAATTCAGAAACACGTCGGAGAATCAATTATGAGCGAAAGCGCTATGTACGGCACAAAAACCGTAAGTTATCAAAAATTAGAAAATACACGTTTGATTATCAAGCATAATCAAGCACTGCAAGATGATATGGCTCCCGGAGCTCGATCTAGAAATATTTCTGGATTGTTTGTAGAAAACGCAGACGGTGAAAGATTTAAGTACCCTTTTGTACATCTCGCTGGCGCCCGTGCTATGCAAAGACACGTAGCTAATGGCGGACTACCGTATGATGATATTGGTAAGAGCATCATCGGAATGAGTGAACAAATTGCTCAACTACGAAGTTTTTCTAATTATGTAGTTCGTAACGATTTGATGAATTCTAACACCAATGGAATCGTTGAGCAGAGTGCAGCCGCATTGCAAAACTTAAGAGAACAAGTTGCTAAATTAGCCAAGCAAGGCCATTATCAATCATATAAAGAATCCTTCCAGGCTCAAACTCCATTAGAAATTCCACAAGACGTAGTCGAAGATTTTACAGATAAGTTTACAGTTAAAAACTTTAAAGAAGATATTAAAGCAGTATTTCCTATTTTATATAGGCTGATGCAAGAAAACAACAGCACCGTAGACTATGACGACATAGTCGCCATGACTACAGAAAGCGTTAATGACGAGGCTGAAGTTGATCTAGAAGAAGATTCTGTTGATCAATTTACACAATTCGAAAACTGGGTAATGAATCTAGGAGAAGACAGTGCAATTACCAGTCAAGACCCTGAAGAACAACAGGCAGCAATTAAAGAAATGCAAGAGTTAGTTGGTCAAACTTTCCCGGCAGGAGTAAACGGTGACAATGCCATTCCTGCCTTGCGAGGTTTGATTGATGATCCATCATTCCTAGTAAAAATTAAAGAAGCAAGTATGCAAGATCCCGATGCTGACATTCGTGGTATTGTTCAAGAATGGTTAGGTGAGNATGCTCCCGATGTGCTCGACACACTAGACTTTGGCGACTACGCTAATACAGAATCGGTAGAAGGTATCGAAGAAGCAGCTGGCAGCGGCGATTATGAAATTGATGGCGAAATGGCAACTGTTGAATTTGTTAGAGATGAAAGCGGTGCTGTTCAGGTTACAAAAGTTATGATCGGTAACACTGATATTACTGCGATACAGGATCTAAACGAAATTGCAGGTAATATCGACGAAAACGACGAATCGCCTGTTGAGGATTATTATTTAATTCTTGATATTGATGTAGAAGCTGAATATAATGCTGCTGAACGTGGCTCAAGAGAATTTGGATCTGGTATGCAATTAGAACCAGATTATCCAGCATACAGCGAAATCAGTAGCATTACTGCATATGGCAATGGGCAATCTGTTTCTTTATCCACAGATGATTTTCCAGAGAGTGTTCAAGACCAAATTCAAGAAATTGCGGACAAACAACACAGCGGCGACGACGATTTTGATATTCCGGATAACTACGATGATCGTTATGAGGGTGTTGAGGAAGCTGATGGTCCAAACAAAAGCGATATTCCGGCATTCAAACGTAAAGAGAAGGGCGGAGATTGGAAAATGTCCACAAAAGATCTCGACGATGAACGAACAAAGAGTCCAACTAGCAGTGCCGGTCTAGCTCGTAAGAAGAAAGAACTAGGCATGGGAGAAAGCAGTCGTATTAATGTTAAAGAAGTTGCTGAATTTATTCACAGTTTTTATGATCGCAATACTGGAACGTTCCCTAAAGGACCAGAAGGTGTTTGTACAATGGTCGGTAAAAAGTTTGGTGAGCAAGCAGAACAGGTTGCTCGTAAATTGGCCGAACGTATGGCTCCGCAACAAAGTACAAATCAAAATCCTGGATTGGCAGAATTAGCTAACGAAAATACTGAATTAGCACGAATTAAAAAATTATCAGGCATCAGTCAAGGCATTGGTTTTTAATTAAATCAAAATTAAAAGGACTCTTTGGAGTCCTTTTTTTTTGGTAAAAAAAGTCTATTTGTCTGTTGTTTTTTGTTGACACTACTAAATAAAAAGCACATAATAACATATGTGCATAAGGCATATAAGCATTTTAAGGCATAACATAGGAGGCATATAAAATGGCTACATTAGCAGAAATTCGCGCAAAACTTCAAGAAGCACAATCAAAGTCCACAGGACAATCCACCGGCGGTGGAGACAACGCAATTTACCCACATTGGAACATGCAAGAAGGCAAGGAAGCAGTAATTCGCTTGCTACCCGACGGTAATCCCAACAACACATTCTTCTGGGTAGAACGTGCAATGATCAAATTGCCGTTTGCAGGCATCAAAGGTGAAACAGACAGTCGTCCGGTACAGGTACAAGTTCCTTGTGTCGAAATGTACAATGACGGTACAGTTTGTCCAATCCTTTCAGAAGTACGTGGCTGGTTTAAAGACAAAGCCCTAGAAGAAATGGGTCGTAAGTACTGGAAAAAGCGTTCGTATATTTTCCAAGGATTTGTTGTTGAAGATCCTATCCGTGAAGAAAAAACTCCGGAAAATCCTATCCGTAGATTCATCATCGGCCCACAAATTTATCAAATTATTCGTTCCGCTTTAATGGATCCTGAATTGGATGAATTGCCAACTGACTTCTTAAAAGGTCTAGATTTCCGTATTGCTAAAACCAGCAAAGGTGGTTTCGCTGATTATTCAACATCAAAGTGGAGCCGTCGTGAACGTGCTCTGTCAGATGTAGAAAAGGCAGCAGTAGA